GTATTACGATTATCAATGGGTATATACCACTCTCCAGTACGGCCCTTATGGCGTGTCTGGTGGTGGCGGGGGCGGTGGTTATGTTAACCCAAGTTATGTAACACCAATGGCCAGCACTTTTACCGGAGTTAATTACTTCCCGGCAAATGCCTGGGATCCGGTAAGACTACGTGTAGATGGTGCCGATCCAATTACCGGCTCAGGCGGGTATTCATATTACTGTGGCGGAGGACCAGCTACTGCCGCCACTACTTGTCTATTCGGAGCACATCCGGGTTTGGTAGTCATTTACGCCTAAATTAATTTGACTTTATAATTGCGTTGCTATATAATGTAGCAATGCAATCTGATTTCCTAACACAGTTTTTACAAGGCATTCTTCCGTCTAAACGGAAATCGGCCAGTAAAGGCTGGCTTAGCTTCAATGCACCTTGTTGTGTACACAACGGAGAAACTGCTGATAGTCGGGGTCGTGGTGGCATAATATCCAACTCGGATGGCAGCATAAGTTATCATTGTTTTAATTGCAATTACAAAACTAGCTTTCAGCCCGGGCGCACACTCAGTTACAAATTTCGAAAGCTACTCAGCTGGCTGGGCGCCAGCGACAATGACATAAGACATTTAGTAATTGAAGCTATTCGTCTTAAAGACTTTATGTCTTTGACTGAACCCGAGGCCATAGTCAAAGACGAAGCAGTAGTATACAAGCACAGACCTTTGCCCACTGAGGCACAGACTTTTTACGGCCTGGTCGAATTCTATGAACTAGCCGACAGTCTTGATTACCCTAAACACTTTGTAGATGCTGTGGCCTATGTCAGCGATCGTAAGATTGATATGAAACGCTATGAGCTTTACTGGACACCAGAAGTAGAGCATAAACTAAGTCACAGAGTCGTTGTTCCTTTTAAATGGCAAGGACAAGTCATTGGTTATACCGCCAGAGCCTTTGTTGATGGAATCAAGCCCAAGTATTACACACAACACGAACCTGATTTTGTTTTTAATACGGATGAACAGATAGCCAGTAATAAGTATGTTATTGTTTGCGAAGGCCCATTTGATGCAATGAGCATAGATGGTGTGGCCGTCTGTTCCAATGAGTGTAGCGAAAAACAAGCAGACATCATTGACAGTCTGGGCAAAGAAGTTATTGTGGTGCCGGACTTTGACATTAGCGTGGATGCCAATACAGGTAAAAAGAAATGGCCCGGAGCAAGGCTAATAGATCAAGCTATAGAGTATGGCTGGAGTGTTTCCTTTCCAGTCTGGGCCACAGAGTGCAAAGATATCAATGACGCCGTTGTCAAGCACGGCAAGTTGTTTACACTAAAAACCATCTTTGACAGTGTAGAACATAACAGATTAAAAATAGAATTAATGAAACGGAAAGTGAGCAATGGCTAAAGAATATTCATCAGATTTACAAAAATTATTTTTAGAAATGATGTTGCAGGATGCACAAAGCTATGTACGGGTACAAAACATTTATAACCCAGAAAACTTTGATCGCAGTATCAGAGCAGTGGCAACATTTTTAAAAGAGCACAGCGAGAATCATCAGACTTTACCCACCATTGAGCAAATTAAAGCAACCACTGGCGTTGAACTAAAGCCAGTGCCGGATCTAGGTGCAGGTCACTATGATTGGTTTATGCAAGAGTTTGAAGGGTTTACTAAACGTCAAGAACTAGAACGTGCTATTCTTAAAGCCGCAGACTTGTTGGAAGCAGGGGACTTTGATCCAGTTGAGAAGTTGATCAAAGATGCAGTGCAAATTAGTTTGCAAAAAGATATGGGCACAGATTACTTTGCTGATCCTGCGGCACGTATTAACAAATACTATAACAGTGGTGGACAAGTAAGCACAGGCTGGCCGCAGATGGATAGACTGTTGTATGGCGGCTTTAGTCGAGGTGAACTAAACATCTTTGCAGGTGGCTCGGGGTCTGGCAAGAGCTTGGTTATGATGAACATAGCACTTAGCTGGTTGCAAATGGGTTTAAGTGGTGTGTACATTACACTGGAACTGTCGGAAGAGTTAACCAGTTTGCGTACAGATGCAATGTTAACAGGAATGGGCACCAAGGACATTCGCAAGGACATTGACACAACTACAATGAAGGTTCGGCTGGTCAGTAAGAAAGCTGGACAATATCGTGTCAAGGGATTGCCTGCACAAAGCAATGTCAACGACATTCGTGCATACTTAAAAGAAGTACAAATACAAACAGGTATCAAAGTTGACTTTGTAATGGTTGATTACTTGGACTTGGTTATGCCCGTGAGTGTTAAAGTTAACCCCAATGACCAGTTTATTAAAGACAAGTATGTAGCAGAGGAATTGCGTAATTTGGCCAAAGAACTGGGTATTTTAATGGTCACAGCCAGTCAGTTAAATCGCAGTGCCGTTGAAGAAGTGGAATTTGACCATAGCCATATTGCTGGTGGTATTAGTAAAATTAACACAGCAGATAACGTGTTTGGTATCTTTACGAGTCGTGCTATGAAAGAGCGTGGCAAGTATCAGATCCAGTGTATGAAATCGCGTAGCAGTACAGGCGTTGGTCAAAAGATTGATCTAGAGTATAACATTGAAACAATGCGTATTACCGACCCGGGCACAGAAGAAGGCGAAAACAAATACGGAAATCCTGCATCCAGCATTATGCAACAAATTAAAGCAAAGAGCACAGTTGATAACGAAAACACTGGTGGCACATCTACTAGATGGGAAAAACCCACAGGTACACCGGCTTGGGAACAGGGTCCTAAAATTACAACAGGTGTTGATGGCAGCAAACTTAAATCTATGCTAGCTGGCTTAAAAACTGCGACAAAAGATGTCTAAACTCTCTAATCGTTTTATTTTAACAACAATAAATACAACAATTGGAGCACATCTTGCAGAAACGCACTCGTAGCATTCTTGACGAATTAGATAACCTATTAGCACACAAAGACAAGGATAACCTTGTTGAAAGTCGTGCTAGTCACGTTATACAAGGCGCCATTAATTTAATTAATTACATTAAAGAAAACTACGATACTGAAACAGCGTTAGAGTTGGAACGCAGGTTATTGAACAGTATTCGAAGCCAAGATGTCACAAAATTTACCAGAGGCATCAGACGCATCAAATGAGACACAACGAATACTTTAAGAAACAACAGGTAAACGAAGGCCCTATAGACTTTGCTAAAAAAGTAGCGGCCGGAGTTGGGGGCGCAATGACTGCTGGGCAAACGTGGTCCGGCGGATATAATCGTGAAAAATATGCACAACAAATCGATGCAATGGCTAAACGTACAATGCCTGCTTGGAATCAACAGGAAGCGGCATTGGAAGCACGTGGTGTTACCGGGCCAGAAGTTGGTAAGTATTTGCATTCCTGGGTAAAACAATATTTTGAAATTGAACCGCCGCCGGCACTGCCAATGGTAGATGATGCCAGTGCGTTTGAATACATTAAAAAAGCTGTGGCCATTAAAATGAATCCTCAGATTCAGGCAGCCGCACAGCAACAGCAACAACAAGGCGGAACAACTCCTGTGGCGCCAACTACTGGTAATGTAGAGGCCGGTGGAACAACTACCACAGGTAATACTGCACCAACTACAGGTAATACGGCACCGGCTACTAGTAACGTGGCACCCGGTGCCGCTACTGTATCGTCGACTGATCCAATGCACGCCGTGTTCAAGGATCCAAATACATTTAAAGCAGAATGGGACAAATTTGTCTCATCAAAAGAAAATTACAAACTAATTGCAGATCCAAAGTTATTGGATGTGTTAAAACGAATGTGGATGAGAGCCGGTGGAATGCGAGCTGAATCTAAGAACAATAAAGGAAAGCGTGTATGAGATCGTCTAATATCCTATTCGAAGCACAATTACTCGAAGATGTAACCTACAGACAATTTAAGTCTGTGGGTCGTATGATTGTTGAAAGAAAGATGACTGAGCCAGAGATTTTGGCTCTCTTTGCCAAAGTCGAACAAGGTGCCACAGCCGGTGGTGCTAACCGTACATTAATTGGTAAAGGTAAAGATGTTGCCACGGATGTAGCATCTGCAATTAGTAATGCCTACAACGGTGTGGCTAACAAGATTTCTAGTTCAGGCCCGGTGTCTGGATTTGACGTAGCAGTTGACAAGTTAACAGACAAGTTAGCCACGGCTGCTGGAGGACAAAGCGGCGCAGTAATGACCGCTATTAAAAAGTATAGAGAGTTTGCCAAGAAGCATCCAGTTATGCAAGGTGCTATCTATGCTGGTCTTATTGCCTTAACAGGTTTAAGTGGTGCCGGCCTGGGTGGTGCGGCATTGCTTGGTGGTATTAAAGCATTTGATAAATTGCTACTAGGCAACAAGGCCAGTAGTGCTCTATGGTCAGGATTCGTAACCGGTGCTACAGCATATGGTATCGGTCAAGCCAAGGCTGCACTAAGTGGTGGCACACCAACAGATGTACCAGCTGATGCAACGACTACAGTACCTGCAACTGATGCAACGACTACAGTACCAGCTGATGCAACGACTACAGTACCTGCAACTGATGCAACGACTACAGTACCAGCTGATGCAACGACTACAGTACCTGCAACTGATGCAACGACTACAGTACCTGCAACTGATGCAACGACTACAGTACCTGCAACTGATGCAACGACTACAGTACCAGCCGATGCAACGACTACAGTGCCTGCAACTGGTGTCACGGATGTGTCGACAGAATACACAGCCAAAGCCAAAGATACATTAAGTGGTATTGCCAAAGCAAACAACGTCAGTGTTGATGAGTTAATGCAGGCTAACCCTGACATTACTAACCCTGACGTCATAAAAGCTGGACAAACTATTAACATTCCTAGCGAAACTGGTAGCTCAGTCTATCAAGGTGGTGTTGGTACCAACGCCGACACTATGGCTAAAATTGGTTCTGGACAGTACACTGACAGCGAAATCAGTCAGAATATGGCCAAAGCGGCCAAGGGCGCTGCCAGCAACGCAACCACAGCACCTGATGTAGCAAATGTAGCGGCAGATGCAGGCAAAGGTGGAGCCAAGGCAGCAGTTACTGGTGCGGAAACACCACCGGAGATTGGTCAAGCATTTGACTCAGGAATTGCTCCAACCGGGCCCGATGGCACACCAATGCAGGCTGTTCCATTGGATGAACCAGCCGGCGCAGTGACACCGGGTACTGCCAGTGATGGGTCGTACCAGCAAGCCGCACCTTTAGATGCCGCCGGTAATCCAATGGCTCAAACTTCCTTCATTGACCTAACCAATGGCAATCAAGGCACTATGAATTTACCCGATGGATCCAGCGTCCCGGTTAATGTATTCCCGGCAGATGGTCTACAGCCAAGACTACCGGTGGGATCGGAAAAGATTATTGCAGATTTAAATGGACAAAAAGTCACTGCTTGGGTATATAATGGCAAAGCCTATGTTCCAAACTTTAAAATGGAAAGTTTTGTTGTTTTAAAGCGTCCAATATATGAAATAGTAGATAAAGACTTAACAGTTAGAATGTGGGCATTGCGAGAGTCTACTAGCAAGCAAAGACGTCGCGGTGTTGAATTAACTGAGTCTGGTGTTAATCTAGTATTTGAAAACTTGGCACGTTTTAAGCGTCACGTTGAATTAAGAAGAATGCTAGGAGAAGCCCCTGGAGATATAACTCCAGGACGCCCTGAACTTCCTGATGAGTTCCGTCCCGATATGCCAGGTGCTAAAGGTACAGAACAAAAGCCCGGCTTCCTCGGTCGTGCGTGGGGTGGTATAAAGAATATAGGACACCAGTTAACCACAAAAGTAACAGCTGATAAGTTAAAAATGAATTGGCACGTTGCTGGTAAACCATCTGACAGCGATGCACTTGCACAGTTTTTACAGCAACAAGGTGTTGGCACAGATGTAATTTCTGGTGTTTATAAAGAACTAGGATTGCCTTATACAGATCCAAATGCAACAACACCTGATACAACAACACCTGATACAACAACACCTGTAGCGTCATCGGGGTCTGGTATGTTTGCCGACCCTAACAAACTATGGACTAGTTTTGAAAGCTATCTAGAAGCTGATGGAAGAATTGCACCAGCGTTCCGTGGTGTGTTAAAAGACATACTACTAACTGCTCTTAGAACAGTTGAAAGTAGACAGCGTAAAATCAATAAGATTATCAAAGAAGCAAAGAGCATCGAGAAACGACTAGTTGCTATTAAGAAAACAAAACAAAAAGTATGAAACTCTTTGAAATTAAAAACAAACCAGCACCTTGGCTATTAGTCGAAGCTGCCGAAGGTAAGAATACTCACTTAGAGCATCTCGAAGACGAGATTTTAAACAGTGGGTATGCTGGCGCACAACTAGCTTTTTCGTACTTAGAAAATCTAAGAACAATGTTAAGCAAGGGAACAGGAACACCCCAGGCTAAAGTTACAGTTAAGTGGGACGGTGCTCCTGCTATTATTTGTGGCATTGATCCTGCAGACGGTAAATTTTTTCTTGGAACAAAAAGCGTGTTTAGCCAAGATGCTAAATTAATTAAAAGCAAGAAAGATATTGCCAATTGGTATAGCGATAAACCTGACTTGGCAGAAAAACTAATGTATGCTTTAAAGTATCTACCAGAGCTGGGCATTGGCAACGTGCTACAAGGTGACTTAATGTTTACCAAGCCAAATCTTGGAGTCGCTAGCATTGGCGGCGAAGACTGCTATGTGTTTACTCCGAATACTATTAGCTATGCCGTGCCAGTTAATAGTCAATTGGGGCAACGTCTGGCTGCCTCACAAATTGGTATAGTATTTCACACAGCATACGAAGGTGCTAGTTTGCCAGAAATGACAGCTTCGTTTGGTGTCAGTGTTGCAGGACTTAATAAGAGCAAGAATGTGTGGTTCGATGATGCAACCTACAAAGACTTAACTGGCAGAGCTACATTGTCCAGCGACGAAGATCGTGCATTTAAAAAAGCCATCGATGGCGGAATAAAAACCCTACAAAAAATCGATAAGAAAAAGTTTGATATTATCATTCAAAACCAAGAGTTTGCCAAGTATGTTAAACCTTTTATCAACAATCGTATTCGCGGTGGTGAACAAGTAGGCGAGCCCATTACATTCTTAAAAGAATTCCTTGTATTTTACAAAGGTAAGATGGAAGCAGAAATGGCTAAACTTAAAGGCGGTCCAGAAAGTAAAGCCGCACAAGATCGTATGGCCAAGATTCAACAACAAGAGCGTTTTATTGCTGATAATAGTAACACATTACTAGGCATAATGGCAATTTATAAACGTGTAATAGAACTTAAACTAGCCATAGTTAAGAAGTTGCAACAAGTAGAAAGTATGGTAGGTACTTTCCTTAAGACAGAAACAGGCTATCAGGTTATGAATCCTGAGGGCTTTGTTGCTGTGGGCCACGATGGTGGCGCCGTTAAATTAATAGATAGACTAGAGTTTAGCCGACAAAACTTTGCTGGCAAAGCTGATTGGAAACGAACAAGTTTTGAACCAACGGCATAAATATTTACGTGAGGCGCAAGCCCATAATTATTCAGGAGAAACAAAATGGCAATTTTTACACGTACAAGCGGTGACGCAAATGGTGTAGTACACGTTGACACAGCGGCCCACGGTAGTGGCGCTGGTGTTTTAGTATCTACAGGTATCGGCAAGCACCCAACATTAATCAAGCTAGACACAGGTTCAGTTGACATCAGCGGCCAAGTTGGCGTTGGTGGAGCAGTAGAAACAGTTCTACGAACCATTGCTACACGAGCAACTATTATCGCTTATCAAGTCGAAGATGATGATAGCGGCGAAATGCGTGTTCTAGTAGAAGCATCTGGTTGGGAAAATGATGCACAGCTTCAGACAGCCGTTCGTGCCCTAGGCACAGCTAACGGTGCTAACTTAGGCTCTACAACAGTATCTAGCGCAGGTGGCTTAAAGGCTTAATTTTAATTAAGACTAAAAAAGGCAGATTCGTTCTGCCTTTTTTCTTGGCCGCTAAATATTGACAGTATGCCAAACAAAGTATTTCAGATAACCACTCTAGTAGATATCACTGCTACAGGAGTGACACGTAGTACCGCCGAAAGAGAAATTGAACGTAACCAACAGCGCAATTGGGAAACGGTATTACAAGTATTGAGCCTTCGCACTCAGCCGCATATTGTAAATTGGCCCTATAAAGTTACCTTGGTCACAGAAGATGTCAGACATCTATTCGGAGCAGTTTATTCTGGGGAGCAAGAGGCTTGGAAGTTTGAATTTACCGCAGACCACCCAGATTCCTATAGCGTGGTCACTGGTACCCTTGATGAAATAACAGATCCAATCAGTGGTTTGCAAAGTGATTTTGAACAAGTACCCGTTATAACAGGACTGACAGAAACTGCCAGATTTTTGTTGCCAATATTTTATCCATTTGGCGCCATAAAAAACATTCATATAACATTGTTGACATATCCATAAATAACACAATAGATGCTAAATCTATCTCTAAATTATGGCACAAATCACAGTCTCATTATGGCACATTATTAAACAGCATCGTTTAATAAACAAGGAACAAAATGTCATCGACAACGGACATAGAAAAAAAGAGTTTGGAGGCTCACGTGGAACTTTGTGCAGAAAGGTACGCGGCTTTGGAACGAAATTACGACAATTTACACACCAAGATAGAGACCTTAAATGCCAAGATCGAACGGATGGACGCACACATCGTTGCCATACGTGAATCCTTGGCTGGTACCGGCGATCGCCAAAGCAAGCAAATTATAGCAATTGGCACAGCTATTGTGTCGGTTTTAATCACAGGCATAATTACTTTGACTGTACATTTTGTCAACAAATGAAAATCGTAGAACTGCTCAACAACTTGTCATTGCCAATAACCAACGAGGAAGCAGATCTGCTTTCTCGGTTTGATGACGGAGCAGTTATCTACCGCAGTAAATTCAACGAAAGACAACAGCACGTCGCTAATCAACTAGTAAATAAAGATGTACTGTTAAGACTTAATCAAGATGGCCAAATCACATACCAAAAGAAAATCAGGCACTAAACCCAACGTTAGTCCCGAGCAAGTCGAACTGCTCGAAAAAGGCATTAATGGCGCGGTCCAATATATCAGAGATTGGAAGCGTAAAGAACTTGTTAGTATGTTAACAACAAAATCCAAGGCTCCGCCAGTTTGTGTAGCTGTCGGAAAAGACGCCTATGTTGTAGGAAGATACGGAGTCAAGCGTCACGGTGATGTTTGGCAAGTGTATAACAGTTTAGCGGTAACTGAAAATTATTTTAGTTGCAGGGCTAGCGCGATAGTGTACAGTGTCTACGAGCAAACTGGAAGATTTAAATTGGCACGAGAGCTAGTTTCATACGATGATTCATTGTTACGTTGCAAACAACGTGTAGAAACATATAATCATTTAAAAGCAAAGGCCAAAAAAAAGCGAGATTACTGGCGCTTTGACCACTATTATATTATGAGCAACACTGCCGAATTTGAACTAGCTGACGCTAAAAACCTATTAGAGAAAAGTTTAAATTTGGCTAAATACTTTAAAATTTGGGAATAACTCGCTATGAACCTTAAAGACATTAGCCCTACAGCAACAGCTAAAAAAATGAATCGTATTATGGAAAGCCGATTTGGTTATGCCATTGATTACAACAATTTAAGTATTGCTAAAGCAAATAAATTAAACAGCTCCTTGGGAGAAAACATTGCTCGTATCCGCAAGAGCTATGGTGTACATACCGCAGAAAAGAATCCAAAGTATATGGAACTTCTTTTGGTACGTGAAGCACTAGGCAAGTGGATCAGCGAACACAATCAACTCACCGAAGGCGAGATGGGAAAAAGCAGTGCTATCCTAGCTGCCAAAGATATGGTAGACAGCATACAAGATATGTTGGAAAAAGTTAGCAAGATGCAAGTAGAGCAAATGCCTGCCCTAATTGACACCATTCGTGACCAAATTGGCAACGACCAAGCTGACAACTTTAAGAATAGCGTAGGCGGCCTACTAAGCAGTATGGTTGACCAACTAACACAGGCACGTGAACAAGCTGATGGCGCCGCACGTAGTTTGGCAGGAGAAGGTCCGGCCGCTGGTATGGCAATGCCAGGTGGTGAAATGGGCGGTGCTCCAATGCCAGGTGCACCTGCCGCAAGTCCTGCAAGTGATTTAGACCAAGTTGCCGCAGACAGTTTTGGCGCAACAGATGCTGCCGCTGGCGGACCAGAAGCACTAGGCAGAGAAAAGCGTTAATCAATGAGAGCTACTGAATTTGTTTTTGAAGATAATATCACCGGTGGCATCATCGAAGATGAAGCTGATCACCGCGGTGATGACAACTTAGCTAACGCATTAGAAACACTAAGACACCAGGCACATAATAAACACGATGTGCCAATGGTGCGTGTTGATAGTTTAATTAATATTGTTCGCGGTATGCCAGGAACAGAAATGTTTTCCGTTGAAAATTTAATGGACGCATACAAGAGCAATGAGACTATTAAAAATTTAGTCAAAGACATCAAAGACAATAAAGATGGCATCAAGTATGCTTATCTAACTACCTTTGCCGATGATCCACTAACAGGCGATGACCAAATGGCATCCGCCGGTGGCCAAATTAATAATCCAGAAAAAACCATTGACTCGATGGCAAAACGTGCGTTAGACAAACGCAGTTAAGGATATTACAATGGAAAATTATATGGACGATTTTGAATCGTATAAACGTTTCACCTCCACACAAAAATGTCCTTGCGGATGTAAACCACATTGCGGACACAGTTGCCAAGACTGTGAATATTGCTCTGACTGCGAATGCGAAGAGTGTATTAAGGGTCAAGGAATTAATTAATGGCCTATTCAGATAAGGTAATCGACCACTATGAAAATCCCAGGAATGTCGGATCTTTTGACAAGAGTGATACTGATATTGGTACTGGTATGGTTGGCGCACCTGCTTGCGGTGATGTAATGAAACTACAGATAAAGGTTGACAATGATACAGGTGTTATTACAGATGCAAAATTTAAAACGTATGGCTGCGGATCGGCTATTGCAAGTTCGAGCCTCGTTACAGAGTGGGTCAAAGGAAAAACACTCAACGAAGCTGGATCAATTAAAAACTCCCAAATTGCCGAAGAACTAGCCCTGCCACCAGTTAAGATACACTGCTCCATTCTAGCAGAAGATGCAATCAAGGCGGCTGTAGCAGACTATAGAAGCCGGCTCAATGATAACTCTGCCCAACGAACCTAAGACCATTGGTGTTTTTGTTAGTGGAGGATTAGACAGCGCAATACTTTATTATATGGTATTGCAAGCTAACGCGAATAGTCGGCACACTATTGTTCCTATAACAATAATTAGAACATTTACCTCGGTGCAGACTATTCAAGATATGTTGAATTACGTACATTCAGTGTTCAACCTACCTGCCATTAAACCGACGATACTGACGGGCTCACAAGTTGCACCGGCAGTACAAGAAGCATACAACTTGGGCTATGATAGGGTCTACGTAGGGATAATCAAAGAATTACCAGAATTCTTAATAGGCTGGGAGTCTAGTTCTCATCCAGAAAATGTATTCTTTAAGACACCGTTTAAAGATATGACTAAAGTGGACATAGTTAAATTGGTTAAAGAACAACAACAAGAAACTTTATTTCACATTACTCACAGTTGTGCCAACACAGTCATTGGCAGATGCAAAGAGTGTAATAGATGCAGAGAACGAAAATGGGCATTTGATAGTCTTGCTCTGACAGACCCGGGTGTGTTATAATGTACTATGATCCTACCCAAATACAATTATACTCCGCTTAGTAGAACTACCATCGAAGGAAAACGACACTACTGTTTGCCAGATGGATCTAATGTTCCTAGCGTTACTACTATACTTGATAAAACCAAAAGTGAAGAAAGCAAACAAGCTCTAAACAATTGGAAAAAACGTATGGGTACAGCCAAGGCCCAAGAGATTACCACAGAAGCCGCTAGTCGCGGAACACGTATGCACAAGTGGCTAGAGACCTATGTTAAAGATGGTGATATGGGCTTACCAGGGACAAATCCTTTTAGTATACAAAGTCACGCAATGGCCAATGTCATTGTGTTTGAGGGTCTAGCCAACAATGTAACTGAATATTGGGGTGTGGAAGTTCCTGTTTACTACAGTGGACTATATGCAGGCACTACAGACTGCCTAGGCCTGTGGAAGGGAAAACCTGCCATTTTAGACTTCAAACAGACTAATAAACCCAAGAAAAGAGAGTGGATCGAGGATTATTTTGCCCAGCTGGCTGCCTATGCACTGGCGCATAACAATACACACGGAACCGATATAAAAACAGGTGTTATTCTGATGTGTAGCGCAGACAACTTATATCAAGAGTTTGTTTTAGAAGAAGCTGAATTTGAGTTTTATAGTAATCGTTGGCTTGAGCGAGTTGAGCAGTACTACCTAAACAGCTAAATACGTATTATTATAGGACAAGTAGAATGGCTGTCACACAAGTTTCCACAATACAAGTACGCAGAGGTCTAGCTCAAGATTTAGGTAATCTTGCGTCTGGCGAGTTAGCCTGGGCTCTCGATACACAAAAGCTGTACATCGGCAACGGTACCATTGAAGAAGGTGCACCAATAAACGGTGTCACAGAATTATTAACTAGTAATTTTAATGTTGTAGAAACTTTAGGATCCTATGTTTATAAAGGTGAAGAAGGCGGCTATGTAGTAGTTACAGGACCCGACAATTCGGAAATTAAAAGATCCTATCAAAATAAAACTGATGATTTTGTAAACGTTCGCGATTTTGGAGCAAAGGGTAATGGTATCATTGATGATACCTCCGCTATACAACGTGCCATCGATGAATTGTACGATCGTAAGTCCATTAACCCACGCACCATTACAAGACGTGCATTACGTTTTAATGCAGGACGCTATAGAATTACCAGGGATCTTAGAATCCCTCCGTATACAACGTTTATTGGCGAAGGCAAAGACAGTGTATTCATCATTGCTGATGGTGCCGAGTCAACATCACTGATAACTTTAACTACCAGTAACGGTCTAAGCCCGGCGGTAAACTATCAACCGGCACCTGTTTACCCAACGTCTGTTTTTATTTCAGGTATGAGTTTAGTCTCTAATAGAGAGATAGACATTGTACGCATAGATGGCGCCAAGGATTGTGTTTTTGTCGACGTTAACTTTAAAGGATCATTGAATGAACCAGAAAACGCAGATTCGAATATTGCCGCCGTTGTAATTAACAGTAACTTTAAGAAAACAACAAACATACAATTTCACCGTTGTGGATTCAGTGGCGTAGAATATGCCGCACGTATTGATGGTGCCAACACCAGTGGGATAAAATTTTCAGGTTGCGACTTTAGTAATTTATGGGCCGGTGTAGTCACTGGAGATGCTGTTAGTAATGTTGTAATTACAGACAGCAAATTTGAAACTATATATTCTTACGCTATCTATGGAGATGTGGATGCAACAGGCATTGTTAGTTCTAACAACACATTTATAGACGTAGGCAACCATTACAACGGCGATGGCGCAGGTGGTGCAGTTACCCCAGTGATTGTATTCCAGGCAGACAACAACTATAGTGTGGCAGATATTTTTGCCAGACCAAAAAACTCATCAGTTGGCAGAATTAGTGCGGCTGGCTGTGCTATTGTTAGTTTGAGTATTGACGACTCTTTAAGATTAGGCGATGCATACACTACACCAGGCAAAACACTAAGTTTAAGTGGAAGCAATACAGGTCACATTTCATTGGGTTATAACACCAGCGGGATAGTTCATTATTCTGCAAAGCGTGGGCCCTGTTCAAGGTTTGGTACAATTAAATTTACTGCCAGCCCAATTTTAAACGACATAGTCTATGATGAGGAGTATACCGAATCCAGTGATATGGGATTGAATCTAAAAGTAGTAACAGACGGTCTGAAATTGCAACTACGATGGACTACCAATGGATCGGGCCCAGTTACAGATTTTACCTTTGATGTTAAATTCCTAGGATACGATGGTATCAGAGCACTCTGATATCAACAGATTAACAGGCCAGTTATTGGCAAACTTGAAACAAAGTAATTCAATTAAGTATGTGGATTCTCAAACCCGACGAGCGGTTACGAGATTGGAAGATCTTTCGTAATCAAATTAGCGGGCAAACATTAGAGCAGGCTTGCTCTGATACTGCCCATCTTTGGAGTTATGCTCCGTTTGTAAACTACTATATAGACCCGGATCGAGAAAATAGCACTTCTCCTTGGCCGGATCCTTGGACTCTTTTGCACGAAAATTACTATTGTGATGTTGCAAAAGCTCTTGGAATGTTGTATACTATATATCTTAGCAACCATAAGCCCCTGGACATCGAACTCAGGCACTACCAGTGCCGGGAGACCAGAGAAGCTTTTAATTTAGTTTGGTTGGCAAAAGGGAAATATATACTTAATTTCAATTTCGACGAAGTCGTAAATAAAACACAATTAACAAACACATTAGATTTAAAATTTAGGTATACAGCCCTGGATTTAAACCTAGATCAATATTAGAACTACAAGGAAGACTCAATGACACAAATCGCTGTAACTAAAAGAGACGGTTCAAGAGAACCACTGGATTTAGAAAAATTACATCGTGTAGTGTTTTGGGCCACTGAAGGAATTACTGGAGTCAGCGCCAGTGAAGTTGAAATTAAAAGTCACATACAATTCTACAATGGCATCAAAACACGCACTATTCAAGAAACACTTATCAAATCTGCCGCAGATTTAATAACAGAAGAAACACCAAATTATCAATATGTAGCCGGCAGATTAATCAACTATCATTTGCGTAAAGAAGTATATGGCGACTATCAACCTTGGCCTTTGATCAAGTTAGTTAAATTTAACGTTGACCTTGGTTTCTATGATGCAGGACTATTAGAAGTCTACAGTGATGATGAATGGAATCTTATGGATACCTATATCAATCACGCCCGAGACGAAAACTTTACCTACGTTGCAATGGAGCAATGGCGCGGCAAGTACCTTGTGCAAAACCGTGTACACAAACAAATATTTGAAACACCACAAATGGCATATCTAATGATTGCCGCAACATTGTTTCAAACGTATCCAAAAGAAACCAGACTGCAATACGTAAAAGATTATTATGATGCTATTAGTCTACACGACATTAGTCTGCCTACACCTGTTATGGCTGGGGTGCGTACTCCACAGAAACAATTTAGTAGTTGTGTGCTCATCGAAGCAGATGACAGCCTGGACAGTATCAATGCCACAGCAAGTTCTATTGTTAAGTACGTGAGCCAAAAGGCCGGCATTGGTATCGGTGCCGGCCGTATCCGTGCTATTGGCAGTCCCATCCGTAAAGGCGATGCATACCACACAGGTGTTATTCCCTTCTATAAGCATTTTCAAAGTGCAGTAAAGAGTTGTAGCCAAGGTGGTGTGCGCGGTGGCGCCGCTACGTTGTATTATCCAATTTGGCATTTGGAAGTTGAAGACCTTTTAGTGCTAAAGAATAATAAAGGCACTGAGGAGAACCGTGTACGTCAGATGGACTATGGTGTTCAGTTCAATAAATTAATGTATGAGCGTTTAATCTCCGGCGGCGATATTACATTGTTTAGCCCACACGATGTTCCTGAGTTGTACAATGCTTTCTTTAGCGACCAAGAAAAATTTAAAGAGCTCTACGAACGTGCAGAACGTAATACCAAGCTACGTAAAAAGACAGTTGACGCCAGGACCTTGTTCTCTTCCTTTATGGAGGAACGTAAGAACACAGGTCGCGTTTATCTAATGAACGTGGATCACGCTAACACGCACAGCCCTTTTAAAGAGAACCTACATCCTATTAAGATGTCCAACCTGTGTACAGAAATTAATCTACCCACAGTGCCATTAATGGACATCAATGACGAAAATGGTCGCATTGCCTTGTGTACGTTAAGCGCACAGAACTGGGGCAATGTAAAGAGCAAACACGACTTTGAACGTATCTGTAAATTAAGTGTACGTGGACTTGACGCTTTATTGAGCTATCAAAATTACCCTATCAAAGCCGCAGAACTTTCCACTAAACAATTTAGGCCTTTGGGTAACGGCATTATTAACTTTGCCTACTTCCTGGCCAAGAATGATGTTAGCTATAGCGATCCTAAGGCATTGGAGTTAGTCGATGAATACGCTGAAGCGTGGTCATATTATTTGATCAAGGCCAGTGCAGACCTAGCTGTGGAGCAAGGGCCCTGTGAAGGTTGGCAAGATCTTAAGTATGCCGATGGTATTCTTCCCATTGACACACGCAAGAAAGATGTTGATGAGTTAGTACCACATCAAGAGCGTATGCCTTGGCGTGCCTTGCGTGAACAGATCCTAAGCACTGGCATACGCAATGCTACATTAATGGCATTGATGCCTGCAGAAACATCGGCACAGATTTCAAATGCCACCAATGGCATCGAACCACCACGTAGCTACGTTTCAGTAAAACAAAGTAAAGATGGGGTCTTAAGACAAGTAGTCCCTGAATTTAGAAAACTTAAAAACAAATACGAACTATTATGGAATCAAAAAAGCCCCGAGGGCTACTTAAAGATTTGCGCTATTTTACAAAAGTACATTGATCAAGGTATCAGCATTAATACTTCGTATAACCCACAGTTCTACGAAGACGAAAAGATCCCAATGAGTGAGATGCTCAAGCACCTGCTGATGTGCTACAAGTATGGCACAAAACAATTATATTATTTTAATACCTATGATGGCCAAGGTGAGATTGATATCGACAAGTTGTCAAATCAACAACCACTGAAACAAGAAACTGTAATACAAGATCAAGAAGACTGTGAGAGTTGTGTGATATGAGAGCCAGTGAGCTAATAACTGAAACAAAGATCAATGATTCGTGGTTTCGGGATAATGCGTTTAAAGCATATAAACAAGCGAATCCTGAACGATACGAAATCGCAGACCAATCTGGTACTATAGAAACTCTAGAAGGTCCAGTTAGATACAATGCAGGCGACTACATTTTAACTGGTCCTAAGGGCGAAAAGTATCCTATACCCCCGGCTAAGTTTAAAGAACTCAAAGACGACAACGGTGACGGCACTTGCACACCTAAAAAAATCATTAAGTGGGCCAAGCTGGCGGATCACGATGGCGTGGTTAATACCAGTTGGGGCGAGCCACTAAATTACACCTCGGGCAATGACTACATTGTTCGCCACGGTGAAAACGACTACGGCGTAGTTAAGAAAGACATTTTTGCAAAAACATATTCTAAAGCATAAGGAACAACAATGAGCGTTTTCAATATTAATAATAAAACTAAACATACTGATGCTCTAGCCTTCTTTGACCCAAGCGGCCCGGTTACAATTCAACGATATGAAACTTTAAAATACAAACAGTTCGACAAATTAACAGATAAACAATTGGGATTCTTTTGGCGTCCCGAGGAAGTAGACGTTACCAGAGATGCCAAAGATTTTCGCGACTTAACTGACCACGAGCAACACATTTTTACCAGTAATTTAAAAAGACAAATCCTATTAGACAGTGTGCAAGGCCGTAGCCCCAGTCTGGCCTTGTTGCCGTTTGTATCTATTCCTGAATTGGAAACTTGGATCAGCACCTGGACCTTTAGTGAAACCGTCCATAGCAGAAGCTACACACACATTATCCGTAATGTCTTTAGCGATCCTAGCAGAGTGTTTGATGAGATGATGCAGATTGACGAGATTGCCAACTGCGCCCTGGACATCAGCAAGTATTATGATGACTTGATTGAGTACGGCGGCTATTACAATTTGCTAGGTGCCGGTACACACTCTATCAACGGCAAAGAACTTGTGATTGATGAATACGAGTTAAAGAAGAAACTCTGGATGGCCATTAACAGTGTCAATGCACTAGAAGGAATTCGTTTCTATGTTAGCTTTGCCTGCTCCTGGGCCTTTGCCGAATTGAAGAAGATGGAAGGCAATGCTAAGATTATTAAATTAATTTGCCGAGATGAAAACATTCACCTGGGTAGCACACAGACATTGATTAAATTGTTACCACAAGACGATCCAGACTTTATTAAGATTAAGGAAGAAACAGCTGATGCCTGTGCAAAGATATTTCTGGATGCAGCCGAACAAGAAAAGGCCTGGGCCGAGTACTTATTCAAAGACGGAAGTATGATAGGCTTAAATAAACAACTGTTATGCGATTATGTTGATTGGATTACAGCCAAGCGAATGACAGCAGTTGGTCTTAAACACAATCTTAAGACTGGTAGTAACCCACTACCGTGGACTGCTAAATGGATTGCTGGCGCAGAAGTCCAAGTAGCACCACAAGAAACTGAAATCTCCAGTTACATTGTCGGCGGTACAAAACAAGACGTAACAGAAAATACATTCAAAGGATTTAGTTTATAATGTTAACAGTCTACAGTAAAAACCATTGCCCATTTTGCGAACAGGCAAAGGCCTTATTAAAAAAGCACGAAGTTGTTTTCGAAGAAATTAAAATAGATGAAAGCCCAGAAGCCAAAGAGTTTGTTATGACTGAAGGGCATCGCACAGTTCCACAAATTTACAAAGACGGTAAGTTGTTTGTAGAAGGCGGATACACAGGACTAGCCAAATTGACAGAAGGTCAAATCAAAGAAAGATTATTAGCGTAATATGTTAGTTTCAAATTCAAAATACACAGTAGGCGATATCATCGCACTCAAATTAGTCAATGGCGACGAAGTTGTTGGCAAGTTAACCTCAGAAACCGACGAAGGATATCTAATAGATAAACCTTGTGTTATTGTTGGCAGTGCCAAGGGCATTGCACTAATTCAAGCTATGTTTAGTTTGGCCAAGGATAAGTCTATTGCTGTCAAAAAAGAACACATCATAATGACCTGTGAAGCAATGGTTGAAATGAGAGACCATTACACAGAAGTTACCACTGGTATCAAGCCAGTCACAGCCGGATCAATTATAATCTAATATGAGCGGACCGGTAACATATGGCGTTTGGCCCTTTGCTAGTACTGTCACTGTTGGAGACAACACCGGCGGTGGTGGCACGGGCGGTGCAACTCCTGTTATCAGTCCCGGTGCGGCAACATTTGCACAGACAGCCAACGATGACTTAGATGATGGGACTCCGGCTGGCAAGGCACGGGCCGAAGCCTATGTTAAAGAACAAATAGCCAACGGAACATTTAAACAGTCCGACGTTGACAAAGGCAATAATGTTGTTCCTAGAGAAATAGATAACCGCCCTCCACCTAATATCACTGGCACAACTGTTGATTGTACTGCTATCCATCAAGGGTTTAATCTTGGTACAAAGATTACCCCGACGACTACTTTAAAACAGTTTATCTACGACTACCCGGCTATTCCAAATCACAAATATTCGTCGGTGCCAGCACAGATGGGATTAACCCCGGATCAGATTGTTTGTAACCTTGCCCATCTTTGCTTAAACGTCTGGGAGCCAGTTAAGGCAAAATATCCCAATGTCATTATGACTAATTCCTTGCGTACCGGATCTGCTGTTGGTGCAGGCCCGCACGGAACAGGGCAAGGTATGGACATACAGTTTGTTACATCCAAGGGCATTAGCATTGCACCTGCCGATTACTTTGCTATAGCATCCTGGATGAAAGAAAACATTGCCTACGATCAGATAATTTTAGAATATAGTACACAGCGCGGCTATACTGTTGCCTGGATACATTGCGGAATCTATGCTGGCACAGGCAAAAAAGTATCAGCTACCAACAAAGTTTTGACTATGATGAATCATCAGGTCAGGGCAGTAGGCCTGGCCAACTTAGCTAATTAATAATATATGGGCGCACTAACTGGATTAATGGTCATTGCTGGGATTGGATTACTTAAAAATGGTAGTCTAGGAGTCAGTCGCGACCTTACATCCATAGTAGATGAATTTAGTACAAAGAATATTAGCGGTGCAGTACAAAGCAGAGTTGCATCTGAAAGCACAGAGATAATCGATATTCTACGTTATGCACCGAGTTTTATGACAGGGTTACCACCGGCCGGCATTGATGGTTATACTGATTCTGAGGGCAACTTAACAGTTAGAAATATACCCGAAGCAGTTAGATCACAGGGTAAGAGCTTGTTTACTCCGGCAACTACTATAATGACTAATCGATTTAAATTCAGTGAGGGCAGTGATGATGTTGGCGTCTTTGCCAGCATTTACGGAAAAGCCAGTGCATACTCAGCTCAGGCATTTTCTTTTGCAGGCAGTCTAGCTCAAAGCACTGGCCAGAAATTCGATGACCTGGGTTTTCAGTTTAAAAACTACACTGACATCGCATCAGGTGGTATTACCAGTCAATTCAATTCCGAGGGCTTGCCGGCATTGGCCAAAGAAATGGCTAATCTAGGTACAATGTTTAGCACTAAAGATCTTAGTAAGATGTCCAGTGCTGGGTCGCTGGTTCAAAATTTGATTGATCAGGGACTTGGACCTGTGGGCAACTTGGAGTCAGACGTTATCAATGCAAATATTGATTTAGCAAACCTAGACGAAGAATCCAATGACCAATTAATATATTTCTTGCACCAAATCAAAGGTAGTGAACTAGATGAAATCATCGAAGTTACCAATTTCCGTCCGGCAAGACTTGACCGCATACTTTCACTGGCAGATGTATTAGATATTAACAACCTGTTTACACCAACGGCCATTGGTGCTGTGGGAAGTGGCTCTAGCCTAGGTGATTTAAGCAATAAACTAAGCAACATTGGCGGAAATTTTAAAGATACAGCCAGTATAGGACAACTTTACAGCAGTCTAGACCTACGTAGCTTTCCCAAACTTAATGCTCTAGGTGGATTACTACCAGACAGTATCGGCGGTGGATTGGGTGCGCTTAGTGGCCTAATAGGTGTTGGCACTGGCACTTTTGGACAGCCAACTTTAAGAGATATGACTGCCAGTGCCAGTGGTGTTGGTTATACAGATGATGTTAAAGCAATGGTTCAAGCACAAAAAGATTTGCTGGAATATGATGAAGATGTTTATAAATTTAAAGACTATTTAGAAACAGAAGAGACTCTGGATCCGTCTGCACTAGAAATCTTAATCAACAACATAAATCAGAAATCTGAATTGCAAGACATATTAAGTGCCAACAATCTCAAAATGATTAGTTGTGCTCAACGTTTAGGCATTGAAAAAGAAAATTTAAGCAAGGCCGGTATTGTGCCTGGTGCAAGTGCAGCCAGCGCAGACGGTTTAATGAACCTGTCCGGTCAACTGCACGGACTAGGAGTAGACCCAACAGGTGCCGGTCTAGGTGAGCAATTATCTAGTATGGGAACCGATGACGTCTATGGAGAGGCAGTGCAAGCAAGCCTTATCGAAGGCAAAAATCTAGGTAAACTAGCGGTATTTGGCATTAATCCAGGAACAAAAATGGATCCAATGCAATATGCCAATAGTTTGCGTAACATCGGCTAAGGCCCTATTTACACTGTTGGTTATGCAACTTATATGTTAGTATAACTAGTATGTCAGATCAGTAAATATTTTACCGCAAAAAGGAGACTATTATGTACGCAGAAAATGCACGTAATAGGATGCTAGCGTTAATGACCTCGTTGTTTATAATGTTGTTGATGAGCTTGAATGTCAAACAACAGTTGAACGTAAGTCATTATCAAAATCTAGTGTCTGAAACACAAGAACTTTTGATTAACACTCAAGAGTCCTTAAAAACTATTGTCCCTGCACTAGTTCCAGTACCTACTAAAATAGTAGATATGCGAACTGTTGCTATAGACAAATCAGAACTTCAATGTATGAGTGAGAACATATACTTTGAAGCAGCCTCACAGAGTTTAATAGGAAAGATTGCTGTAGGACAAGTAGTCCTAAATAGAATGAAAAGCGGTCGTTATCCTAAAACAGTATGTGGAGTTATCAACCAACGAGTCAACGATATATGCCAGTTTAGCTGGAAATGCGAAGGCGAAAAAGAAATTCGCAACAAGACTGCCTGGAAACAAAGTCAGCAAGTGGCCTATGACTTACTAAGTCGCGACCGCAAGGATATGGTTGACCTTACAGAAGGTGCCACACACTTCCACGGCACCAGTGTCAGGCCAGGTTGGAATCTTAAATTACTAACTAAGATAGACGATCATTTGTTCTATAGGTAGTCAAGGGTTAAATACTTTAGTACATAAAGGGGCAAATATGTCACACAATGCTAAAGTGCAAGACCGGTTAGGCAACCTTGAAGACGATGTAACTGATGATCTCGATATCGACGATTCAGATTACGGCTTCATTATCAGTAGTAGTGGAGAACTAAAGACATTTTCCGCCTAAACAAATCTTAAAGATATTTAAAATTTATAAAATCAACAATGTATCAGAAGTCTTAACTGGCTCTGGTACCCTGCACTAAGCAATTGACAACTCTGGTTTGTTCTGCTATACTAGCAGGATGAAATTAGTAAAAGTACAACGACATTGGAAATTGTCCACTGCTGGAATGACAGTGGCGTTTCGCTTTGACCATTGGCACCCTGGCGTGTACCAAATTGAGCAATACCTGCGTGATACTTACGGGCAAGAGTCTTATTCCTACGAAAATTCTAAGCAATGGAAATCACACTGGTCCAAGGTGAATTCCACCGGGCACCGCCCTTTCTTTATTGGGCTTCGTAATGCAGATATTGCTACTTTAATTCTGTTGCGTTTTAGCAACTAAAACGGTAGACGGTTTTCCCGTTTTGTAGTATAATACAACTTCAGTTACTAAACAGGAGCCCGTATGTATTACAGTTCTTTGCCAGTTAGTACTTTATATGTAAAAGCTAACTTCAAACGTAGCCCATATAAAAACGCTATTGTCACGTTTCGTTTAGTAGGGCATACCTATGCAGAATTTACTGCAAACAAAGCCCTAATGTTAGTGGACACTAACCCCGACACTGTAACGCTAGAGCAGGTGTATGCTATAGCGGAAACTATGCGTGTCAAAGCAAATGCACTAAAAGTTGTGGTAAAAATGCCACAGCCTGTGTATAAAAAGCTGGCAAAACGTAGTACGTAAGTACTACTTTTAAGTTAGTGCTTACTAACCTACAGAATTGCTTAATTTTTAAGCAATTTGTTGCAAAAAACCCACAAAAAAATCACAAAAAACACCGAAATTTCGGTTGACGTAGAGCCCGTTTTGCGCTATAATACTAGTATGGAAAGCAAAACAGTAACCCGTAAACGCCGTCAAGATACCAAGCACGCCGTGTATATGTTAGTAAACACTAACACAAACGAAGCGTATGTTGGTATCACTGTCTGCGGTGCCCAAGTTAACAAGGCACTCAAAGTGCGTTTTCAAAAGCACGTTCGTCGTGCAGTTACAGAAAACAAAGATTGGGCCCTGTGCCGTAGCATCCGCACTCACGGTGCTGACGCTTTTGTAATGCTCTTGGTTGACATTGTGCGTGGTCGTAAGCCTGCTCACAAAGTTGAACGTGAGATCATTAACGGCAATGCACCTGCATTGAACAGCCACTAAAACGGTTGACATCGAGCCCGTTTTAGTGTTATAATATAGACATAGTAAGGAGTAGACGATGTTAAGAACTCAAGTAAAACAGAAACAGTTCAAAAAAGACCGATTCGCTACTGTCCGAGCAATTATGTCCGAGTACGGCTTTCCCCTGCGTCTTGTGATGTGCGGCAAGGTTGACAACGGTCGATTCTATCTCACTAACCGCACCAAATAAGGAGCAGACAATGATTGCAGAAGTAACTACACATTCCGGCTATTACGATCAACGCCACGGTGGTCCATACGACCGCGGTCAAGCAGATTCGTACTACGGTCGTGATTATTGGCCTCACTACTTTGTAGGCGATACCCATAAATCACCTCGCATTGATATGGAGCAGATGACTGCCGCAGAGCTTACGGCCTACACCGCAGGCTATCGTGACAACGAAGCCAACGGCGACAAGAAAGAATATTGATGAAATTCTACGCCGAGACAACCAAGTGGCCCGACACGATGCCCAACGGCACCTACTTGCTCAACGACAGCAAGACAAAGATGTTTGCCTACATCAGGCCCAATGGTGTTGAAGTAAAAGAATTTAAAAAGCCTATCAATATTGATACTCGTGGCCGCAAGTTTGTTGAAGTTAAAAACACCTTTGGTTTTAAGATTGCCAAAGTTAAGCCTGCTAACCCACAGTGGCAAGTTACAGGCAGTAAGGGTGACGTTTACATTGTAGAGCAAACCGAAAACGGTCTGACCTGCACTTGCAGTGGATTTAAATTCCGAGGCGCTTGTAAACACGTTAAAGAGATTGCATAATGGCCTGGGTTGGAGTTATACTGTTAATAATCGTAGGTCATCCTATGTTGGCAGTATTGTTAGCATTTTTTATCTTAATGTTAGGAAATTAAAATGGGTTTGGATATGTATGCCTATGTGGCAAATAAAGCAGGCCAGCACGAAGAGTTCTTTGAACAAGATGGCCTTAGGTATGACAATGGCAATTGGGTAGGTGGAGACCCAAGTGTGCCGCAGACAGAAGAAATCGCTTATTGGCGTAAGCACCCCAATCTTCACGGTTGGATGGAACAACTTTGGCAAAAGAAGAACCCCGAGGATATATCTGATTTTAACTGCGTCGAGCTTGAGCTAACATTAGAAGATATCAATGAGCTAGAAACGGCTGTTACTTTTCGCAGACTGCCATCGACCACTGGATTCTTTTTTGGCAACGACTCGGACAGCCATTATTTTGAAAAAGACATAGAGTTCATTGAACGAGCAAGACTTGCCATTGACAAAGGCAAGAAAGTGTTTTATAATAGCAGTTGGTAACTTCAAAGAGGCCCACAATGGATAAACCCTGGCAGGTAATTAGCGACTTGGAGATGCACTCTAGTCGTATCAACAAAGAACAAATCGTTGAGGCACAGGCCCAATTTGGTAACACAGAGTTTTTTGAGGGCGCACGTCTTGCGCTGGACTCAATGGTTACCTTTGGTGTTGCCAAAGTGCCTGAGCGCACAGGCCTAGATGGTCCCGGTGTTGATTGGGATAGTTTTAGCTTGATCCTAACCGGTTTTGTTAATCGAACCTTTACTGGCAACCTGGGCCGAGACACCTTGGCCCAGCTGATGAGCCAGTGTACTAATGCACAATGGAACGGATGGTACCGTCGCATTCTAATCAAAGATTTGCGTTGTGGCGTCAGTGAAAAGACCATTAACAAGGTAGTTGAGGTTGAATATCCTGACTATGCTGTTCCTGTGTTCGGCTGTCAGTTGGCGCACGACTCTAGCAACCACGAAAGCAAGGTTGCCGGTAAGAAGCTGATTGAAGTTAAGCTAGATGGTGTTCGCATTATTACCATTGTGCATCCTGAAGGTCGTGTTGACCAGTTTAGCCGTAACGGCAAAGAGCTGGTAAACTTTCCGCACATCAAAGAGCAGTTTGCTTCCATTGCAGACACCTTGTTGGAGCCTTGGGTATTTGATGGCGAGATTATGTCGTCAAGTTTCCAAGACTTAATGAAGCAGGTACATCGCAAGAGCAATGTCAAAGCCAACGATGCCGTGTTGCATTTATTTGATTGCATTCCTTTGGTTCACTTTGAACAAGGACAATGGAACGCCACACAGGAATTTCGTAGCAGTCATTTAGAAACATTTATGGATACACACCAAGATGTCTTGCCCAATGTGACAATGGTGGGACAAGAATTGGTGGACTTGGACACTGCGGCAGGACAGAAAACCTACAAAGATATCAATGCCCGTGCCATTGCCGGCGGCTATGAAGGTATTATGATCAAGAATCCGGATGCACCATATGAGTGCAAACGAAGTGTGGCCTGGCTTAAATTAAAGCCTTTTATCGAAGTAACTCTGGAGGTAGTCGATGTTGAAGAAGGAACAGGAAAAAACGTCGGACGGTTGGGGGCAATTGTGTGCCGAGGAGAGGACGACGGAAGAAACATTCAAGTTAACTGTGGTTCTGGCTTTAGCGACAGCGATCGCGGCACCTATTGGTCTAATCGCGATCGATTGGTTGGTCACCTTGTGGAAATAAGGGCAGATGCTATTACACAAAATCAAGATGGCACTTATAGCCTACGTTTTCCGCGTTTCCTCCGTTTCCGAGGGTTTGAAGTGGGCGAGAAGATTTAACGTGGAAAAACAAGCTATTAAAGATCTGATGTATGGCGGCATCAGTGAACTAATGCAACGCCGCGACTACTACTACCACAGCGATATCAATCCACTGTACAGTCACTGGACTGACCAAGGTGCAATAGTATTAAAAAAATATGTCGATGACATATCTAGGTATATCTGGGACGCTGAACAAGCGGCCCTGGACCAACGTGCCAAGGACATTGTCCTCAACGAACTTAAAAAATAATTTGGAGTTAAAATGAAAAATATTGAAATTCAAGGCGAAACAGCCGCTGATCGAAATAGCTGGCTACGCAATCTTTTGGTTGACGGAGTCTACGATGTTACCTTTACCAAGGTAAATGGTGAGATCCGAACAATGCCTTGTACGCTAAAACGTGATCTATTGCCACCAATGGCGCTCAAAGAAACGGCCACGGAAAAAGTAAACAAAACAGAAACTCTTGGCGTTTGGTGTATGGACAAACAAGAGTGGCGCAGTTTTCGTGTTATGAATGTAACGGAGGTTATTCGACTATGAATACCAGTAAAATTGATCCTGCCACAGACATTTCAAAGATTGAGCGTACCAGTGAAACAACCTGGGTAATTACTCTTGAAGAAGATCCCGAAACTGGTGACTTGATTATGCCCTTGCCCGATGAGCTGTTGGCAGCACAGGGTTGGAAAATTGGTGACGAACTAACTTGGGATATGAAAGATTCGGGCGAAATTAGTTTAATCAAACAGTCAACTAAAACCTGAGCTACCGCGTTATATATATGTAACAGGAAAGTTCTTGCTACAACGTCAACTCAACCTTAAAAGGACCTAAAATGACTAAACTTATTGCTTTGATTGCTACTCTCGCTACCGCTACCGCTTTCGCCGCAGAACCTGCTAAGAAAGAAGAAAAGAAGGCTGATGCCAAACCTGCTGTTGCCGCTCCTGCCGCACCAGCACCAGCCGCAAGTGCTCCTGTTGCCGCTCCTGCTAAGAAGGAGGAAGCCAAAAAGGCTGACGCAAAAAGCGAGCCAGCCAAGGATAAAAAAGCCGAAGCTCCTAAGAAGTAATCCACTAAGGTACTCGTTAATCAATTTCAATGGGCTAGACCCAGCAGAAGTTAATGTTGATGACGAGGCCTTGTGTGCTAGTTCAACACGTAAGACGAGGTTAGTTCATAATTATGATGACGATGAAGAACTCTCAGATTACGTAAAGGCTAGACTATTAGTTGCTCGTGCCTTGGCAATGAGTAAGTATAAAGAAGTTTGGGGGTAATACCCCAAACTTTTTTCTTGACTGCGCCACAGTAAAGTGATAAAATATAGTATGACTGATATATCTCGTAGCCCAGACCGCGGAACCTTTCAACTTGAAAACTATCTTGCACGTAAGGCAGAATTAAGTGAAGAACCCAGTGATGCTTACATTGAACTGTTTAAAACAATGTCAGAGCAGAAACTAGAGCAAGAACAAGATCCAGAATGGCAAAAGGATAATCTTGAATACGATTTGCGTACCAGCGCAATGATCAAAGAGAAGTGCCAAGAGAAATCTTACGCACAGAATTTGTATGCGGCACTGTGCAATATGCAGTGGCAAAGAATAGACGTATTTCCTATCCTGACGAACCAATACTGGTCTTGTAGCTGGCGTTATGCCGGCGGAATAATTGCAGATATTCGCGAAGAAGGTGATTACATTGATTGGTACTGTAGTGGCATTCGCGGCACAGAGATTCTTGATTTTGAATTCAATAATCTCACACAAGAACAGCAAATGGAATACAAAACCCAGATGGCCTATGTGTCGGAAGGTGTTGTGACCATCGAGATCAAGGAAGACCTTAAGACCTTGGGCTGGCAACCCGAAGAATGGCCAGACACAGAGTAAAACGGTGAAATTAGTTGTTGCTTTTTATAAAAAGATTCTATATAATAGACAAATGCTGTAGAAAACAGCTACTTAATTTAAGGAGATTTTAAATGCAAGTTATTTCAACCAAAACCAAAACCCACAAACTTCTTACCGCTTTGCAAGCTGGCGAAGTTTTGACTGCCAGCCAGATCGCCAAGCGTTTCAGCATTGGCAATCCAACTGCCGAAGTTAGCCGCATTCGCCACGCCGGCTTCGTTGTTTACGCTAACAAGCGTACAGCAGGCAACGGTGTTCGCGTTACTGAGTATCGTACTGGTAAAGCTAGCCGTGCAATCATTGCCGCTGGTTACAAAGCAATGAGTATGGGTCTAGTCTAATTTAAATTAGACGCTTGTTTAAAAAGGACCTTTGGGTCCTTTTTTTCTTGACCATTTCGTTAAATACTGTTATAATAGCATTATGAAAATCCATCTTGTCAGCGACCTACATTTAGAGTTTGGCTATCAAACATTGCCCGGTGGCGATGTGTTGATCTTAGCCGGGGACGTCTGCGAGGTGCGTAGTCTTCAAAGAGAATTCCATCAGACTAAATTACTGGATCGTGAACCCGGTGCGTTCAAGTGTGCAGATTTCTTTGAATTCGAATGCGCCAAGTACGAAAAAGTTTTTATGGTTATGGGTAACCACGAACACTACCACGGTAGGTTTGACAAGACCTACCACCAACTCAAGGACCTACTGCCGGCCAACGTGACTTTGTTGGAAAAGGAATGCTTTGAATACCAAGGCGTGTTGTTCCTTGGTGGTACCTTGTGGACTGACCTTAACCGCGGTGATCCTATCACTGTGTGGACCATAAAGCAAATGATGAATGACTACAAGGTTGTTCAACATCATTATGCAGAACGGAATCTGTATCACAAGTTAACCCCAGATGTTACTGTAGGCGAGCATCGCAAGACATTGCAGTATTTTAAGTTGATGTTGGAAGAACGTCGAGATATGCCCGTTGTGGTTATTACTCATATGTCTCCTAGCTTTATGAGCGTTAACGAGAAGTACAAACACGAAACCACTTCCAATGGTGGTTATGCCAGCGAGCTCAGTGAGTTCATCTTGGACCACCCAAACATTAAAGTTTGGGTTCACGGCCATATGCACGATCCTGTTGATTACCAAATTGGCGAGACTCGTGTACTGGCTAATCCACGTGGTTACGTTCCCTACGAGGAACGTAACGGGTTTGACCCCGACCTGTACTTTGAGGTGTAAAAGTAGTACTTTTTAGTACTACTTTTTTGTTGTATTTTTACAACAAAATTTCGGTTGACACTCTGCCCGAAATGCGCTATAATACATACATACAGACACACAAGGAGCTCAAGATGCAAATAACTACAGCTATCGCCCAACTCAACAAAGAGTGCGAATTTTTGGGTACGGGTATGTTGGAACTGTTACAAGACATTAAACAACACGGTTCTATGGTTTACGGTGAACGCACAATGATTGCCTATCGTGTGTTTATGTGCGAAGGTTCTAAAATGTTTGCTTCAGCTTAATACAAAGGAGTCACCGTGGAACAACTCACTACCGTCCAGCAAATCAACTCTGCTATTATGTTTGGTAACCTAACCAACACAGAATTGTCCAGTGTAATCAGTGCCGTGCAATATGCCCGTGCTCAGATGACCAAGCAAAAGATTCGTTCTTTTGTCAAAGGCGATACTGTTAAGTTTACCAGTAACCGCAATGGTGTAACCTACACCGGCACCGTCCGCAAAGTTGCCATCAAGTTTATCACAGTGGACACTGGTTCATTGTTGTACAAGGTTCCTGCAAATATGTTGGAAGCGGTCTAATGCGCCTAAACGATATACTCCAATGGACTGGGGCAGTGTTCATTATCATAGGACACATCTTCAATTCCATTGGGCCCAGTGTTTATCCCTATAACATAGTGGCATTCACCTTGGGCACTGTGGCCTTTATGACCTGGGCCGTATTGGTTAAAAACCGGCCGCAGACAATAGTCAATGTTGTGGCAATCGTTACTTGCTTAATTGGCCTAGTCAACGCCTGGAAATAAAATGAACGAACGAACAATCAAACTTTATGAAGAGGCAACAGAATTTGCCTATGAATCTGTTGGCAAAGAACATTCTGACAAGTCTTATTTCCAAGCCGCGATTGCGGGAAAGTTTGCCGAGTTGATTGTTCGGGAATGTATCAATGTTGTGGCAGTGGAGCGTGATCGGCAGTTGATGGAATTTTATTCCAACGAGCAACAGAATGTGAGCCGATTCCAGGGTCTGACTGGAACCTTTTTTACGGTTGATGCGATTAAGAAACATTTCGGAGTTGAAGAATGAAAAACTTCTTGCTCAACGTAGCCTGGTGGTCATTAACTGCTATCCTGCTAACCTACATTGTAACAGTGACAATTGTTGCTGTGGTGTTTGTTTGGTATACTCCTATCTATACTAGAATGTTAAATGCACTAGATGGTATGGACTCTTGGCGTCGCAATCTACCTATTTTTAAACAACACTTTAGCGTGGCAGAATGAACTTAACAGCATACAGCAAAAACAAGTTGATGCAGACATTTGCAACTTGGAACGTGCCTAAAGATTTTGCAGAACCTTTTTACAACTATCTGGTATATGGGTTTTCACCGGGCAGTTGTTTTACCGCAGTTCTTGCTAATGATTTTGCAAGTGCAATCTCACGTAGCCATCCATCAAACACCATTGAGGCATACAAAGCACTAGTGGGTTGGATTCGTGACACTGTGCCCAAAGAAGGATATGGCAGTTATGAAAAGGTCAAGGCCTGGGGCGGCATCAATGATGAACAACGTAGAATTATTTTGGAACACTATGGACTAATCTTTACCAACAAGGAAGAAGTTTGGAAAGTCCTAAAAGATGAACCTACAGTTGAACCATATTTGTATTAAGGATTCATTATGAACGAACAAGTTAAAGAGCTTGCCGGGAAGGCATTAGATCAAGCAGTGCCACAAACTTGGACTACATTGACTGCCTATGACTTGACCAAGTTTACAGAAGTGTTCGCCGAGTTGATTGTTCGGGAATGTTGTTTGGCGCTGTGGACAGAAGAATGTCATTCAAGTGACTTAGCCTTTGACGAAGTAAAGCGCAACGCTACACGGATCAAAGAACACTTTGGTATAGACCCAAATGAAGTCACAGAAGATATGTTAGCCCGTTCTATTAAATGGATGGAACAACAGTTAGCAGATAGAAAGAAACATTTCGGAGTTGACAAATGAAACTATACCGACACAGCAACGGTAAGTTAAGTCTTTTCCCCGAGCATATTCCCAGGGGTTGGGAAGTTATGTTGAATCCAAATACATTTGAAGTTGTATGGCGTAGGATTGGATCAAGATGAGTGACTCAATTGGCATAACTGGTTTTATTGAAATATTCGAAGGTCGTCTTCAGAAAATGAAGCTACACCTTAAAGAAGAATTAAGCAAGGCCAAAAGCGATAGAGACCGCAAGAGCATACGCAGGATTACTGCTGATGCGAAGAAGCTAAACAAGACTCTTAAAGAAATGCGTAATGCTTCGGCTAAACTATGCCCGCATTGTGGAGAGAAACTATGAACAAACAAATAGATGATCTTATGTATCGCGCAGGACTCACGGCACAAGGTTGCTGGGACGAGTTGGGTACCTACGAACAAGAAGCCATTGAACGATTTGCTGACTTGATTGTAAAAGAGTGCATTGATGTTGTTGCCAGTAAGTGTGCCAGTCCAACGGCTTACCAAGCATTGATGAAACATTTTGGAGTTGAAGAATGACAACGTGGTTTGTATATTACCAGAGTCCTCGAGGATTTTCTGGTATGGTCACAGTGGATGCGTCATCCAAAAAGCAGGCCGAGGCGTTGTTTTTAGCGGCGTTTGGGATCGGTCACCACATCGAATCGATTACAGACAGATAACTAAATCGGAGTTGAACTATGAACGCAACTAACCCTATTGAAACACTGGCAGGTGCTATGGCTCACGCTGCCTACGAAGCCTTTCCAGAGTTTCATTACAAAGACCGAGATTGGCCCAAATATGATAAATGGCGCAGTGAAGTCTTTGACAAACTTTCCAAAGAGGAAAAAAAGGTATTGTATGATGAGGAACGTAGAACTAACATCCATATGTGTCCTCCTGAGTGTCTAGTTGAAAAGACTCGCAAGCACTCAATGTATGATTTAACTGTGTGCGCTATGTTCCCCCAGACTTGGGGTAGCACTGCACTAGGGTTTGGTGGTGTTGGTGGACAGGCCATTACCAGTGCCTATGTCTGCATCATTGAGTCCAATCTCTTGGGGCAGTATGCAGTTTACTTTGGCGGCAGATTGGCCTATGTCATTGAACGGCCCAATGAAAAGTTTATAGATGATATCTCCAGCCAGCGTATGGTTGATGCACGACTTGGAAAGGCAACATATGAACGAACGAATTAAACTACTTACCGAACAGGCTGAATTAAATTTAGAACTTCAATCTCTAAGGGTAGAAAAGTTCGCCGAGTTGATTGTTGCCGAATGCATTGAACAGGTAAGAGGACAATATGTACCTGTAATAGAAGATAAAGAAATGATGAAAGACACTCATTGGGATGGATACGTCCAATGCGGTGTCGATAGTGTTGTAGCAATCAGAGAACATTTTTTCGGAGTTGAACTATGATTAGACTTTGGTTGGCATTTGTTATCTTTGCAGTCTTGATTCACTTTGGCATTACTGTTTGGCGAAAGCTGGACGGAAAAGAGCGTTGGTCATTGACAAAGACCGCGTTCTATAGTATAATTGTTTCACTGCTAACGCTAGCAGTGATGACAACAATCGTAGTTTTATTTTAAGGATTTGTATGATCAATGATCTTTATCTTCGCCCAATGTACTTTGCTTTGGGTTTTGTTGCCTGTTTCTTTCTTTTTTCCACTGGAGTTATCTAATGAAGCGTATTTTCACTCTCTCTATTTTGGCTGCTGCCGTTTTGGCCGCAGGTTGCACTCGTATCGAAACCGGCGAAGTTGGCCTCCGAGTGGGCTTTGACAAGCAGGTTAAGACTGAGGAACTGCTCCCTGGTTCGTTTAATCAAACTATCATTGGTGATGTGCTAACATTTCCAACAAAAGAAATTAGTGTTAAAGTTGAAGATATGACTCCTTTGGCTAAAGATAATAGCACAATGAAGGACTTCGACGCATTGGTTACATATAACATTAACCAGGCACAGGTCGCAGAGATCTACAATAGTAAGAACAAGAGTTTCCACGCTAGCCATAACGGCGATGTCTACTTGATGTACAACTACATCTTCAATGCCGCACGTAACGCTATCTATAAGTCCGCACGTAAGTACGAAGCATTGGAAATGGGCGATGCCCGACAGGCAATGGAAACTGAAATCAAAGAACAAATTACACGTACACTTGCCGAAGAAAAGTTGGACGGAACTATTGTAATTGGTCAAGTATTGATTCGTAACATTGTGCCGGCAGACAGTGTTGTGGCCAGTGCTAACGAATTGGTCAAGGCCAAGAACGAGTTTAAGACCGAAGAAGTCAAAGTGGCCACAGCACGTAAGCGTAATGAAAGTATGCAGGCCAACCCAATGGCTATTCCTTTGCTCAAAGCAGAAGCTGAAGCAGATGCTATGCGTAGTTTGCCAGGCGCTATTGCCGCTTTCAAAGGTCAGACACTGGTTATTAACGGTGTTGTAACTCCTACAGTACAAACTAACGGCAAGTAATATGGACCAACGAATTCGGCAACTTGCCGTCGAGGCTGGAATGTACGTCGACCTCAAAGGCGAGCCTTGGCCTAAATGGATGGGTGCTGAAGAATGTGAAGTAGCATACGTAAAGTTTGCCGAGTTAATGATTCGAGAATGTGTAGAGATCAACAATAAAGAACTATCATTTGTTGCATTTGAGAGATTGATGAACAGGTATCAAGAACATTTTGGAATTGAACTATGAGTTTTAGAACAGCATATTCCAGTTTGAAGCCGGGTAGAAAGCCCAGCAAGCCGCAGGGCTATTTGCGTGATCCTACTCCCGAAGAATGGAAAAAGACAATGGATGAATATTACAAGCAACAAAATCAAAGCCGATACAACGGCAATAGGGGACGTTGGTGAGCGAACGAATTCGACTACTTGCTGACCAGTCTGATAAGTTTGCCGATGATAAAGTACAAATGCCGGGTGAGTATCATCCAGATTGGCACGATATTCGTGATGAAGAATTTGCCCGGTTGATTGCTTACGAATGTATGGACCTTGCTCTCGGTTCAAGTCATAGAGAAGATGATATGGGTGCTATCATTGCTAATAAGATTAAGAAGTATTTCGGAATTGAACGATGAACGAATATTTAAAAGAGTTGGCAGTCAAAGCCGGCGCACCCACAGAAGTCATTGACGAGTTGTGGTTTAATATTTTCTGTCTGAAATTTGCAGACATAATTATAAAGGAGTGCGAAAATGTCTAAGATGAAAAATGCAATGTATTACGAGGTTGCCCTGCACACAGGTGGTAGTCATTACCCTGATGTGGGCGGAGAACTGTTGGAAAAGTTTGCAGACACTATTGTAGAAAAGTGTCTTACAATATGTGAAGAACATCCAACTTGGACTGGACGAATGATCGCAGAACAAATTAAATTGGAGTTTAATCAATGACATCATTGGTAGAGCCTGTTACAATTTACTTGCCCTGTGGCGGTGTTGCTAAGTTTGTTGAATATGGATCGTCTGCATATCAGTGCGAAACCTGCGGCTACCAGGGAGTAGCCGGGGGCGAAGACAATGCCTGCTACAAAGAAATAGAAAAATTTAAAGAAATGGAAAGCCAGGGAGATTTTGAATGGACCGACGAAGATGACAACCTATAGATTTAGGCCACAGGCAGTCTCTAAAGTTTACACAATGAAACTTAGGCTTAGGACTGGCAGTGCTGAAAGCTATAACTGGCAATCCAGGGCTCGATGGATAAGAGATCCTGACGCAAATCAACATATCTTACGGGTGTTTGGACAGCTACATTACTTGGCTTGCCACGCACCTATGCCTGTTCAAAAAAAGTGGGCAACGACCTACAGGCGATTTATGAAGCGTTTAGAGCCAAAACAGGCAAGTGTGCGATATCATAATACTTGGGCATTTAGCAGGTGGTTGTAATTAAGAACTACGCCAGGTCTACTAACTAACTAAATACAAAGTTAGATCAAGGAGATACAATGGCCATTACGACGTTAGCCACTGAAAAAGACAAAAAAGGTTCAACTGTACAAATTAAACATACCTCGGCGTTAAGTTATACTCCGGTGTTGCCGTTTTTTATGAAGCAGTTTTCGAATTTGTGCGATAAAGGTTGGGCGCATCCCACTTTTACGGCTTCCAATACTACCAAGGCCGTTTATGCCGAAATACAAGGAAAAGTTGTCGGGCATATTGTTTATAATTTACTTGACGATCAATTAAAGACTGCCTGGATTGTATTAAGTGCAGTTGACGAGGAATATCGTCAACGAGGAATATATAACTTAATGCATACGCAATTTGAATCTACTATTAAAAAAGCAGGAAGTAAAAAAATAGCCAGCTATGTTCATATTGACAATATTCCACGCCAAAATAGCTGTGCAAGCTCGGGTATGAGACCTTTTTATTATAAGATGGAAAAAGATTTATGAACAATATAAAAGAACAATTTGAACTTAACGGCTTTGTTGGCCCATTGGAAGTAATGAGCCGAGAAGAAGCCCTGGAATTTCGTGATTTGGTAATGCAAGCCGAAGCGGAACAGAATTTAATGAAAAGCGACTACCGTTGCAAGAGCAACGTACTTTATCCCTTTGTTGATAAAATCAGCCGTCATCCAAAACTAATAGAATATCTGTCACAGATCATTGGACCCAACATTCATTGCTGGGATACACTGTTCTGGGTAAAGTACCCCGAAGACGGCAAGGATGTTAGTTTCCATCAAGACGCTACCTATTGGAACTTTGATAAAAAGCATCTGGCTGTTACTGCTTGGTTTGCATTTGATGATGTAACCCCCGAGCAAGGAAGCCTTGAGTATGTTGCTGGCAGTCAACGAGTATTCCAACGTCGCCACAAGGATGTTAAAACTGACACGAATTTGTTGATGCGTGGTCAAACAGTTGATGAGGATCTGCCCAAGGAACGTATAAAAACTACAGTTCCTGCAGGTCACGTATTGCTTCACAGTCCTTATACTATACACGGGTCTGCATCCAACAATGGAGATAAGCCGCGTGTGGCAATGGGAATGATTTTTGCCAGCACCGAATGCAAACCTATTTTAGCCATCAGTCCAGAGAGTACTGTAATGGTTGCTGGCGTTGATGAATATAATTATATGATGCACGATCCACAGCCCACTGGCAATTGGGACATTGACTTAGCGAACTGGCAGGCCGCATATGATCGTCAACATCTGAATTATTACGAAATGGAACAAAGCCCGGCTAGTCCAATTACACACAATCCATACGCCAAGATGGAGGCCGCTGTTTAAAATGTTCTTTAAGCATTGGAAATTATGCGATCAAAATTTGATCCCACTGGAATTTGATAAAGATTTTCTTTACTACGTTCACGCCAAGGCCTGGCACCTTAAAGGCTACCTCGGCGGAACTCATTCATACATCACGTTTTGGAGTAAACAGCACAGTGAGTGGTTAGTTGTTGAAATGACTGACCCTGAGACTGTATCTTATCAAAATTGCCAAACACACTATTCAGGTGTAGTGACAGATGATATTACAGAACACGCACCTATGATCACTAATAGATTGCCAAATGCACGTTGGTTTGGCAACAATCCATTGATTGTAGGTAAGTGTTCGATTGGACATTTGTCCTACAAGGACATTGAGCAGGCCTGTAAAGAATATCCTTTAAAACGATTTGATATTCTTACACAAAACTGCAATACTTTTACCAGCTATCTAATCTGGAAGTTAAGACTGGAACTAGACAGACCCTTTAGGTCTGTGGGGTTCAAAAATAGGATGTGGTGGTCCACACACATCCTTTAAAAATCACAAATGTAATGCCACTGAGTGTGTTGTGCTTTATAGCCAACACGCTTTTTATTTTCATCAAACGTAACGAACTCAGGAGCCAAGCTGTCTAAGTGTTCAGCGTATAATTCTGACCATACATCTACGTGATGCTTCAACATTGGATTTTGGTACATCCAAAAATCTTTGTCGTCCCTGGCAGCCTTCATTGGTTTTTGTACCTGGAATTTATTTTGCTTTGATGCCCAGGTAGTATAGCAACTGTCTCGACAAGCAATTTGGTTTGTCTGCATAATTGGCAAATAAGGTTTATTCTTGCTGTGGTCTGTTCGCCATCTGTACTTTTGAAGTTGTGGTCTTTTTCTAAACCACTCAACAGTTTGGTAGCCCATTTCAAATACTATTTCTGGCATTTTTGGAGTCCAGTAAAAATATTCAGTGCCGTGAGGATTCCATTCTGGTGCGTGTCCCACTGTAATAACACTGTCAGGAAACGTCATTCCGCATTTGTTATCGTCGTCAACAAATACACTGGGTTTGTCAATTCCCCATATGGTGCATACCTTTACACCTTTATCACAAAGTGCTCGTTCAGTTTCACTGAACAAAGTAGACCTAGCTAAATCTGCCATATTATGGAAGTGGTTTAGTTGGTTGAATAATTCTCTTGTGACAAAGTTAGGATTCTCAAAGAATGGTTTAGCCCAGTCAATTAATTCAATTTTAATTTCGGGATAATTTGCGGCAATCCAATCAATGTCGGGTTTCATTGTAAAATCCCACTCGCTCATAAAGTTATTGGCATTGAGATTTTTATTGTTAGGGGTATATAGCTTGGCGTTAACTGCACTAATTGGCCAAGACACCATAATATGATCCAACTTAATATTATTGTCCAAGAAGACCTTTAAGATGTTCCAACTGTCTGCGCCACCGGAGTAATTCAGAATAAGGTAATCATAGCTTTCTCTGAGTTGTTTAGCACGAGTTAGATACATTTCATCTAAAGAAACCTGTCCTAGCCTACTGCGGTCAAAATTATTAATTGCATCATCGAACCAATGATATGATATTGGAGACTGTGTTTCTGTGGCATACATCAAGGCTTGATGTTTGTTTAAAAATACTTGTTCACCTCTGAAAGGATCACTACGGCCAACTTTGTAATAACCAATTTGGTTTTCAGTTATAATCTTATCTGTTTCGTTTCCTGTTAGAATCATTTTAAAAATCCAATATCTGTTCTGTAAGTAAAATCTTTGGTGTCGATGGTCTCAAGATAATCATATATCCTGCCAGCGGCTTCTTCTCTAGTGTCGCCTGTGGTTGAAAGCACAGTGTACATATTA